CTTTTAAATTATCTTCAAAAATTAGATAAAAACTTAAATAATTTTAAGTTATACCCACAGTTTCAAGAAATATCACTACATCTTGCTAGTATTAATTTATTAATTGAAAAAGGTCAGTATTTGACTATGAATAGAGTATTAAAAGACCCGGATGATGAAATACTAATATCTGATTTAATACCGATTGATTGTCCAAATGTGACAAAAGAAGAAATACTTGAAATATACCACATATGTAGGTTTTCTTCAGATAAGTTAAAAGACTATTTCAATCATGCAAAAGCAATTTGGGATATTGTAAATGATACCGTTGCAATTGAAGTAGTACAAAACCCAAAAAATATTGAACCAAGACAAGGATTATTTTTTTTAGATTATAAAGATAAAACATATCTATACGAGTTTTTGATTAAACCAATTAAAAAAGATGGTTTAGAAACAAAATGCCACATAAAAAGAATATGTGAATGCCCTAAAGGTGATTTTGATGAAAAATTAAAAGAAGTAAAAAAATCTTTAATTAAAAACTTAAACGAAGAAAATGTTCATGGAAAATTAATTGTATTTAGAATTAACCATAATAATAACTACCCACTCAAAGAAACCCTAATACCTATAGCAAAAAGAAAAATAATGAACTACATGATTCAGTCAAAAATTATTAAACATAAAAATTTGACAAACAAAATCTAATTTATTATTTTTAAAATAAAAAGTTATGGGAAATATTAAACAAAGATCGTTAAACGAGTTAAGACAAGAAAAAGAGTATGGGTACAAACAACCATTATCTCACACAGAGAAAAAATTAGAAAACTGCACACAGATTTATTCTGATATCAGAAATTTGGCAAAAAAATATCCTAACGATATGGATTTAGGTAAACAAGTAAGATCATACTTAATTGAATTAGGTTTATATGAGTAAAGAACAAGCAATCACAGATTCACAAAAATTAGACTTTATTATAAAAACAGAAATGAGAATTTTAGAAGCAATATTTAAAGGTCATAAATGTAGTGATAGTGATGAATTTGCTGAAGATAGAAAAATAATTAAACAATATAGAATTGAACTTGGACTAATAAAATAATCAAAAAATGACAGAGAAAACAGAACAAGTAAATCACCCACAACATTACGGAGGAGAAGATAATCCATACGAAGCAATTAAAGTAATTGATGCTTGGGATTTAGGGTTTTCTTTAGGTAATACAGTTAAATACATTTCAAGGGCTGGTAAGAAAGACACAGATAAAGAATTACAGGACCTTAAAAAGGCTCTTTGGTATTTAGAACACCATATAAAACAATTGGAGAAAAAATGATAGAAACAGGAAAAATAATAAATGGGGATTGTGTTGAGGTTATGAAAACATTTCCTGAAGGTTGTATTGACCTAATTGTGACCTCACCACCTTACGGAGTCGGTATTGCTTACGATACTCACGATGACGATGTGGATTTTCAAGAATACGTTGTGTTTGCAAGAAATTGGTTAACAGAAGCGTATAACGTATTGAAAGATGATGGGAGAATCGCGTTAAACATACCCTATGAAATCAACAGACAAAAAAAAGGAGGGAGAATCTTTTTTGTATCGGAGATGTATCAGATAATGAAAGAAATAGGATTTGGATTTTTTGGTATTGTTGATTTAGAAGAACAATCACCACATAGAAGTAAAACCACGGCTTGGGGATCTTGGATGTCACCATCAAGTCCATATATCTATAACCCGAAAGAGTGTGTTATTTTGGCGTACAAAAAACACCACATCAAAAAGGTTAAAGGGGAACCACAATGGAAAGGAGTACCAACAGAGATTGAAAATGAAGATGGTACAAAAAGAACAAAAATGGTTTATGATGAAACCGATAAAAAAGAGTTCATGGAACTTGTGTTTGGTCAGTGGAACTATTTCGCAGATACAAAGAGTTTAACTAAGGCGACGTTTTCTATGGATATACCAACGAAAGCAATTAAAATACTATCATATAAAAATGATATAGTGTTAGACCCATTTGCTGGTTCAGGAACAAGTTTAGTTGCTGCTGAAATACTCGGAAGAAGGTGGTTAGGTATAGAACTTTCACCAAACTACACTGAAGTTGCAAAAACAAGAGTGGACTATTTTAAAACACTACAAGAAGTATCAGAAGAAAACCAACAGTAAATGTTGGTTTTTTAGTTTTAATTCATATTTATTAGTTATGAAAAGACTAATAAATGAATCGGGTATTCGCGACATAAATAAAATCGCAAAAAGATACAAAAAAGCAAAAATATATTTTCACCAAGATTTAGATGGTGTAACAACGGCAATCGCCATGAAAAACTATTTGGAACAAAACGGTATTGAAGTTGTTGATGCTGAAGTAATACAATACGGAGCGAAAGAATTTGCGGTTAAAAAACCGGAAGGTGAAGGTGATGTAATGCCGGTCCTTGTTGATTTTGCACACGGAAAACCGATGTTTGTCATACATACAGATCATCACGACACACAGGCTGGAGTTGAAAAAGAAACATCAACAAGTTTTAGAGAGGCGAGATCAAATGTAGAAACAGTATCTCAAATACTATCACCAAAAGAAATTTTTTCAGCAGACGACATTCTTTTAATATCAACAGTTGATTCGGCAAACTTTATTGAACATAAGATAACGCCTGATATGGTAATGAACTTTCTTTTTAGATACGACAAAGATGAGACATTAAAAAGGAACAAAATGTTAATGGGGTTGGTTGTAAATAAATTAATTTTGGCATATAAAAACCATAATAGATTTATGGAGAGTCTTGTTTTAAATTCAAAACCATCCTTATTAAGCATTTTAAATAACATAAAAAAAATGGCTTCTGAGCAAGGGTTTATCTCACCAGAAGAAATGAAAAAAAATCAAGAAGACTATGTTCAAAGTAGAGGTGTAGAAGGAAAAAATTTAGAAAAAGTTGGAAATATAATTTCACAATATGGTTTTGGTAGTATAAAAAAAGGAGGTTATGATAGATATACACCATTTAAAAACTTCCCTGAAGCCGACTTTTTAGTGACTGGTATGCCATTCGGAACAGTTCAAGCGTCTTGTAATCCATATAAGGCAGAGAGAGCATTAAAAGGTGTTAATTTAGGTGAAATTAAAGATGAAGTTTTACAAAATAAATCAAAAGAATTAAGTTCATTAATAATAACATTTGGCGACATTAAAAGAGTTGCAGAACAAGAAGCGGAAAACAAATCTGTTGGATTTACATTTAAAGATATGTTGGCAATATATGGAGGTATGCCTTCATTTAAAATGAGAGGTTATGATAGTTTAAAAGATATTCTTAATAATGTATCAAAAAAACTATATAGATATTTATCACCAAAACAAAAAGAACTTTTAGAAAAAGTTACAGTTAATGGTTTAGATGTTATAAAGGCAAATTCCGGAGGACACAAGTGTATTACAAACATTTCAGGTATAAATTTCTTATATAGAAAGAAAAACGGAGTTGAACCACCAAAAAGTTTTGCTAATTTAGTTAGAGAAATACAAGATGAATTGGTAAGAGTTTTAAACAATAAAATACAATCACAACAAGGATTAAAGGAGTCTGTTAATAAATCTAATTTAAACAAACCATTTGTATTTAAAGTTAAAGGTAATGTTTATAACACACCAGGAATAAAAATAAATTACCTAAACCCAAATAAGGACGTTATTGGATTTTCAAACCTACTTGATTTTGATAATTCATATAATTTTGATTGGGATATTGAAAGATTTGATAATAATCGAGACAAATATTGTGTAAAAAATTGCGACAAAGGATTTTTTAACAGTTCAAACTCTGTTTATTTACACGATTTAAGAGTACACGACGAACACCAAGGAAAAGGATATAGTAAAAAACTAATGAACATGTCTCACAAAATAGCAAAAGATAAAGGATTCAAGTACGTTACATTAATTACTGCTTGTGACAACATACCGGCACAAAACTTATATAACAAATTAGGTTATGTTTTACATCAAACAGACGGAGTAAAAGATTTTTATTATAAAAAAATATAAATTTTTTTGTCTTTTGGTGATTTAACATATATTTATACTTATCTCTGACAAATTTTCTATATTTTTATTTGATTAAACCAAAATAAGTTATTATATTTGTAAAACAATTAGGAAACGTTCTAATTTGTATAAAAAATTGAAATAATTAAATATGTCTGAAGTAACAAACGAAGCTATTGAGATCTATTCATATGTTAATAAGAAAGGAGAGAAGGTATATACACCTAATTTTGAATTCGCTAACATTATGGCTAGAAAAAACGAAACCTTTGATGTTTTTGTAGAAAAAAACTAAAAAAAAATAACAAAGTACTTGACAAAACAAAATAAAAGTTGTAACTTTGTAAAACAAATTCGGAAACGTCCGATAAAAAATTTGAAAAAACGTTCTTTGATTTATAGACCGACCGAAAGGTTGACACAGATAAATAAAGCGAATTAACACCTCCCTTTCTTTAAGTGTGGAAAATTATTAGGTCAATTGGGTCGTGTATGATCCATCCACTTCGGTGGCTTCTATCCTTCGGGGTAGTTGAAAATAAACCACGAAAGTGGGATAAAGTGAATGAATTGTGTTAATTCGTTTGCGCCTTATGAGAATGAGGTCGAGTACACAAGCGGGATACCGTTTAACCTTTAGTACCGAGGGCAACGCTGTAGGGAAAGTGGTTAGGTGATTTGGCGATGTGGGTCGTCTGATTGAGG